CGATTGATATCCAGATTATTTGTCATCCCACCCGCCGACGCGCGCAAGGAAAAGCGCAGTAAGGGCCCGGGAAAACAAGAAACGCCCCCGGAATACCGGGAGCGTTGGCGTGGGGTGGATGATGGGGTTTTACTCCCGGCTTTTTCTTCTTTCATACCCTCGTTATAAGGCCGTAGAAGGCCGTTTCCTATTGCTGAACTACCCGGAAGTCCGGGATTTTTGTCCCGGTTTTGTCCCGGTTACTCACCACCTAAAAGCTCAACCTGGAGCGGTTCAAGCGGTAAAAATTGCTTATCGCGCAGCTGCTGGAGCGTGCGGTTTGTTACCGCCGTGTGGAAATCCTGCGCTGCAACCTGGCAAAGACGGGCTACTGTTTCGCTGTGCTCCTTGGACCAGCCCTTCCCGTATAACTGGTCCATATCTTTGGTAATAAGCCCGTAATAATGTCTGGCCGTTATGGCCGCCTGGTCCATCAGCTCCTTCGTGCTGGCAGTAATGTCTCCTTCCATGGTTTTACCTGTTTAAAATTTCGATATTATTCTCTCCGAAGACCAGCTTTAGAACCTGGTCTTTTTTTTCTTTCGTAAGGCGCAGCTGAAGAAAAACCTCCGCTGGTTCTTCGCCCTTTTCCATCGGAACATACTGTGTCGGCCACGTCAATATGTCCACCGGCGTCACTCCAATGACTTTTGCGATATTCGCAAGCTCGCCCACCGATAGACGACGCTGACAGCTCAAGATCTTACTCATGGCCGTAGGCTCCGAGAAGGCCAGAGGGGCGATGGCGGACTGTTTCAAGTTCTTACTCGACAGGATTTTGAGGATGTTCCCGGCGATTTGTTCCTGGTACTTTTTTTCTTCCTTTTCCATAGCTCAAATTTAATTATTGACTATCAGACACTTATAATTTTTTCAGCATAAAATTTGCGATTTTGGCAAATTATTTTTGCGATTATCGCAAGAATAAACTACTTTTGTAACACAAAACAAACACACAGCATTACAGTACAAAAGTACGGCAACACAAGAAAATAGTAAATAGTAAAAATTGACTATCATGACAAAATTCGCATTTAAAAAGGGCTGGGATCAGGTTCCCAATGGTCGGACGGCAGAGGTAAAGGAGAAACTCATGGCGGCCATCGGCATCACCGGGAACGCCACCTTTTACGCCCGCATGAAGGGTATCCCAGAGCCCACAGTCTCCGAGTACAACGCCATCACCGGAGTCTTCCAGGAGATCGGCATCACTGACATCTGGGGAGAGTAAGCGATGGAGACGGAGCCGCTCACAACCAGAGAGCGCCAGGTGGCCGAGCTTATCGCCTGGGGAGCCGCACAGAAAGAAGTGCCGGACCTCCTGGTGGAAAAGTATGGCGGACGCCCGATATCCGTCTATACCGTCCAGAACATCCTGGCCAGCATCTACGCAAAGACACGCACCAACAAAGCAAACGAGCTGGCCGCCTGGTGGTTTACTCACAATATGGGCGTGGATGTAAATGCAGCACCCGCTCCGTCTATCCGCCAGCGCTTACTCTCCGTCCTCTTCCTTATGATAATAGTCCCGCAGGTCGCATCGGCCGACCTGGATCAAGCCGTCCGGACTGTCAGAATAAGAGCACCACGGCCCAGTCGCACCGAAAGGGTAGAACGCGGCCGCCGCGAAGAATAGAACACACGAATCTTATAGAAAACAATAAAGGCATGTTGTACCCGTACCCCGGCACCCCGGCGCAAAGAGAAATACTACGGCGGAGATTTCAGCGTCTCCTGGAAATGAGTCTGTCCGACTGCATAGACACTCTCACTTCTTTTGCCGCCGGACGTGTCGTGGTGGATATAATACACATAGATAGCATCCTTCATTCCCGTTTTGGCAACTACGAGGACAGGGGGCTTTCCATGAACGATATACTCAAAGAGCAGTACGGTGAAGCTGCCGTTCAACTACTAAACGAGCTAATATGATTTACGGATATTTAAGAGTATCGTCCGACGAGCAGGACGTAAACTCCCAGAAGCAAGGTGTGGAGCAGTTTGCACTTGCCCATAGCTGGAAAATAGACAAATACATCACAGACGAAGGCGTCTCCGGAGGAAAGGATCCGGACAAACGGAACCTGGGCCCGCTGCTGAAGCAGCTACAGAAGGGCGATATCGTCATTTGTTCCGAAATTTCCCGCCTGGGGCGTGACCTGTACATGGTGATGGACATCCTTCACTTCTGCATGACTCAGGGCTGCATTATTTACACAGTGAAGGATAATTTCACCCTTGGTGATGACATCCAGTCAAAGGTACTCGCCTTTGCTTTCGGCCTTGCTGCTGAGATCGAGCGACAGATGATCCGGCAGCGCACAAAGGAGGGGCTGCGCCTCCGGATGAAGATGGGATCCCTGGTAGGACGCCCGTACTTAAACGAGGGAGACCAGACCCGCAACTTGGTCCGGGAAAAGCTGGAGCAGCAGAAAGATATGATTTGTCAGCAGTTTCAATGGGGCGTCCCCTTCCGACGCCTGGCCACTAACTTCGATGTGGACCGGAACACACTGTACAGGTACCTGGTAGAATGGGGATGCTACGACACGCTGGACGCGGATGGCGGCGAAGCCCGGAAAAAGAGGCTCCGCGACCACAAAGAGAAAGAGGCCGCCAGGAAGAGGGAGGAGTACCGGTCCCAGTATAAAGAGGGCTCTTATGAACCGGTGCCTCTGGATAGAGAAAAAACGCTGAAACTAATCCGTTCCGGCCTAACCCTGCCCAAAATAGCATCTGAGTTTCCAGAGTTCAGCTATGAGCAAGTTTACGACACCTTTATGACAGACAGGGAATATAATACCCTATACCGTCAGTTTGGCCAAAAGAAGTGCGTTAAGAAAAAATGAAGCCGACAACATGGCTGGATTTTGCAAACACAAAAACACATTTATATGACACAGGAAGAATATGGCGTAAAATGCGCCCAGAATAACGCAGAACTAAAGCGGGAGCAGCTCCGGCTCCAGCGCATCCAGGGAGAGCTCAAAAACGACCTCCGGGAACTCACCAAGAAGTACCAGACAGAGAAGGACCGCATCGAGTGGAGGATCGACCAGAACAAGGTGGCCATGGCCGAGGCTATAGCCCGCGCCGCCAGGACAAAGTCCGAACTGAACGATGCCTACCTGGCCTCCCTGAAGGAAGACCTCGAAAAATAGCGCACCATGGATATCGCATTAAAAGACATGAAGCTCATCCGGGACGCGCTGCACAGTAAGGTGAACATCCTCCAGTACGATCCAAAAAGAGACGAGCGGCAGTACCAGGACTACAAGCGCCTCCTGGACACCTTTGAGGAACTCATTTTACGACAGTAGCGAGACCCGCCGCCATGTTTGCATTTTTAAAAAATAATTACGACCTTTGCCCCTGTCCTATACTCGCTCAGATATCTGACGGGGCAAAGTTCCCCAGATATCGGCACAAGAATAATATGCTCAGGCCCGTCGTATCCGTAAGGTGCGACTATTTGCCCCTTGGGGCGAGTGTAGGACAGGACCTGAGCTTTTATTGTATCTATACAATATGTCCTACACTGAAAAAGCTGGCACCTCACTGCCGCCGAACTGCCCCGAACTGGAGCCGTTCATCAAAGCCCAGGCGCACATCCGCGCCGCTCTCCTTTTCCAAGACGAAATCCGCTCCCTCGACCGGTCCCACATCCCGGGCGAGGAGAAGGGCCGCTTCCACAATCTCGCGGAAGAGGTCGGCTCCATCCTGCTGGAGGCCCTGGACGACCTGGCGTGTCTCCAGTACGCCTATTTTTCGCCTGTATACCCTATCGACAACCCTGTAAAGAAATAAGCCATGCCATACCTGAAGAAAGAATTTACCGACCGCATCTATGAGCGTGTCAATACCGACGGCGAGCTGCTGCTGGAGGTAATCCGTGAGGCCGCTGGCGAACCCCGCAAGCACGAGCGGTCCGAGACCACCTTCGTGTGTCCGCACTGCCACTCCGGCGCCCTGGTGGTGAACACCAAGAAAATGGTGTACAAGTGTTTTTCCTGCAACGAGGTGTCCGGAAAGAACGCCATCAACTTCCTGATGGGCCCCGGCTCGGACCTCTCCCTCCCCGATGCCATCAAGTACGTGTGCGACCGCTACGACGTGGCGCCGGAGTATGAGGACGACACCCCCAAGCGCCGCCGCGCCCAGAAGCCCAAGGCCTCCGAGGTTCCCAGCAAGGAAGACCCGGACGCCGGCTCCTTCTGTTCCAGGATGCTCGCGGAGAGCGGCCTGACGCGCAAGGACGTCACCGCCACCGTCCGGATGGACGCCGGTGACTCCTCCCCGCGCGAGGTGGTGACCTTCCAGAAGGGCACCATCAACGACCGCTACGAGATAGACCACGACGGCGATGACGCCATCATCCTCTATTACGACATCGAGGGCAACCCCTGCACCTACACCTTCCAGTCCAAGGGCCAGCGGCCCGTGGAGCGCCCGTACTACCGCGTGCGCTTCCAGTTCCCGGAGGCCCACAAGGACAAGTACGGGAACGCCATGAAGTACCGCTCCCCCTCCGGCTCCCCCACTTTTATTTATTACCCTGAGTGCATCCGTGCGGCCTACAGGAAGAAAGAGGCCCTTCCGGTACTCTTTATCCAGGAGGGCGAGAAGAAGGCCGAGAAAGCCTGCAAACACGGCATTCCGTCGGTGGCCATCTCCGGCATCCAGAACCTGGGCGACGCAAACAAGAAGCTCCCGGCCGACCTCATCAAGGTGATCCGGGACTGCAACGTGAAACAGGTGGTGTTCCTGCTGGACAGCGACCTGCACGACCTGTCCAGGAACCTGTCCGAGTCCAAGCCCGTGAACCAGCGCCCGAGCGCCTTTTTCAGCGCCGTGCTGAAGTTCAAGTCCTACATGAACGAGCTGGTGAACCAGAACATCTACGTGGAGATATTCTACGGCCACGTGCTCAAGAACGACGCCGGCGACAAGGGCATCGACGACCTTCTCACCAACTCCCTCAAGGGGAAGGAGAAGGACCTGGCCGACGATATCCGCTTCGCCATGCACGAAAACCTCCTGGGCGGCAAGTACGTCCAGCTGTACAACATCACGGAGGTCTCCCCCACCAAAATCAAGGAGCAGTTCTACCTTACCAGCGCGCAAGCCTTCTGCGAGCACTACAAGGATGACCTGAAGAACCTCCGGGAGTTCCGCTGCATGGGCTGGAAGTACCGCTTCAACGAGAAGGAGGAGCTGGTGAGCGCTTCGCCCGTGGAACCGGACGAGCAGTTCTGGGAGAAGGACGACAGCCGCCGCGGCGAGCCCCTGAAGTTTGTCTACACCAACGCCATGACCTTCCTGGAGCGCCGGGGCTTCCACGTGTACGAGCGCTCGGACGACAACTACATCCTCATCCGCGTGGAAGACGGCATCGTCCGGGGCATCGCTCCCAGGAAGGTGTCCAACTTCATCCACGAGTTTGCGAAGGCCTACCTCACCAAGGACGTGAGGGAGCTGCTGCTGCGCGGCGGCACCCAGTACGTGGGCCCTTACCAGCTGGAGCAGCTGGAGCCGTTCCGCGGCGCCTTCTTCGAGCCCACCCGCGGGCTGGATTACCTCTTTTTCAAGGACCAGGCCTGGCGGATCACCGAGAACAGCATCACCACCGACGACATCAAGAACATCCGCTTCAATATCTGGCAGGACGCCGTGCATGAGTTCTCCGGCATCGAGCTCACGCCGCCGCTCCTGACTGTCCAGCTGGACGACCTGGGCGACTATCATGTGCAGCTCACGGACACCGGCAAGCGCTGCCACTTCCTGCAGTTCCTGGTGAACGCTTCCAACTTCACCTGGAGGAAGAAAGCGCCCACCGAGGACGACGTTCTCTCCAACTCCCAGCACCTGGTGTCCAAGCTCTGCGCCTTCGGGTACCTGTGCAACTCCTACAAGGACATGGGCAACGCCAAGGCGGTCATCGCCATGGACGGCAAGATCCAGGACTTCGACGAAGCCAACGGCCGCACCGGCAAGTCGCTGCTGGGCCTGGCGCTGAAGCAGGTGTTCCCCCGGAACAAGTCCCTGGACGGGAAGGCCCTGGGCACGAGCAACAATAACCGGCAGTTTATCTGGGAGGGCCTGGACGAGCGGAGCCGGATTGTCATCGGCGACGACCTCATGAAGGACTTCGATTTTGACAGTCTCTTCTCCCTCATCACTTCCGACTGGCCGGTGAACCCCAAGGGCGCGCCGGCGTACACGGTGCCCTTCGTGAAGGCTCCGAAGATTTACCTCAGCTCCAACTTCTCCGTGAGCGGCGACGGCAGCAGCTACCGTGCCCGTCAGTGGCCGCTGGCCTTCTCCGACTTCTATAACGAGGAGCACCAGCCCGTCCAGGACTTCGGTGCGCTCTTCTTCGAGGAGTGGGATACGGACCAGTGGACGCTCTTCTGGAACCTGGTGGCGCAGTGCATCCAGCTGTATTTCCGTTTCGGGTACGTGCCCGCTCCGGACAACCGCCTGGAGGACCGCCGCCTGGCCCAGCAGATCGGCGAGGACTTCATGTCATGGGCGGATGAGTACTTCGAGCCGGCGGCCGGCCACCTGAACATCCGCATCCTGCGAAAGGAGATGTACGGCAACTTCATCGAGCACGTGCAGAGCGCCCGCGGTTCCAAGGTGTCCTACTCCCCGAAGACCTTCTCCATGCGCCTGGGATACTACACGCGCCTGAAGAAGCTGTTCCTGAACCCGCACCTGTACAATCCCGCCACCGGAGCCTGGAACAGCTACGACAAGGACGGACGGCCGGTCAAGCGCGACACCACCAATGGCCGCGAGTTCTTTGTCATCGGGGACCCCGACTACTACAATACGCACGCGCCGGGTGTGCCGGTATCGGCCATTCCGGAGGCCATCCCGGGCCTGCAGCTCGCGGATGACGATGACCTGCCTGAATAATGAGGGAACAGTACCTACTGCGCACAGACTGGCAGATCCAGGCCTTCCGGAACCGGTACGCCAAGTTCATCCAGAACAATCACGACCGGTTCCTGGAGTGGTTCCTGAAGCTGCCGCTGTACGAGTGGGTCCGGATCCCCTTCCAGGAGTCGAAGATGGAGGCCGGGCTGGGTCTTTTCTGCCTGCTCTACATCGACGGAGAAATCAACCTCTGCGTAGACAAAACCGTCACGCACATCCAACGCTTCGCAAATAGCGACAAAGAGTACGAAGAATACATTACCAAACACTTTAATAAACAACCCAAAAAGTTATGAACAAGCACCAAAAATTGAACGAAGAGCACCAGGCCCAGATGGCCGGACTCTCCAACCCTGACCGCTACACGTTTGTGGACCTCGGCCTCCCTTCCGGCCGTCTCTGGGCCACAGAAAACGCCCCGGGCTTCTACACTTTTGACGAAGCCGTGGACACCTTCGGCGAGCTGCTTCCCAAGGGCTCGGCCATGGTGGAACTCATCGAGGAGTCCACCTGTACCTGGAACAACGAGAAGAAAGGCCTGGACATCACCGGCCCCAACGGGAACACCATCTTCCTCCCGGCGGATGGGTATCGCTGGGGGAGGGAAGTCAAAGACGTGAAGCTGGAGGGTGACTACTGGACCCGTATGCCTCACAGCCATTCCTACGCGCGCAGCCTGTACTTCTCCTCGGGCGGCGTGTTCCCCCTGTACTACTACACTCGCTCCTACGGCTTCTCCGTGCGTCCTTGCCGAGAATTGCATTGAAACCATTGACAACTGCCGGCGCCTATTTGCCAGGCGCCGGCATAACCACACACACAAATGAACAAAGCGCTATTACCCCCCCCCTACAATACAGCAACGGCCCACGGGCACAAGGATCTCTGCGCCGGCTGTCCTCGCCGCATCCACGGAAAATGCAGATGGGAACCCGGAGACTACTGCCAGGCCATCCGCTCAAAATAAACACTGAAGCCATGAAGACCATCGAACAATTCACAAGCAAACAAGCCGCGCAGCGGTTTTCTGAAAAAATAAGACAGGCGGCCCCCGTCTCATGTTCTGGCGTCTATGTTATGAACCACCGCTACGCCTGCACCGTCACCGGCGACTTCACCCAGGAGCAGCTCCAGCAAGCTAAACTGTAACGCCATGGAAAAGAACAGAACAGCCCGGGAACTTGCGGAGATCCAGATGGATGACACCCGCATCGCCGTCTACCAAGGCATCGCTCTCTACAAAGAGGAACTTTGCAAGCACCTCATGTCCTTCTACAAGGGAGAGCTGGCCGTGTATGTAAAAAGCGCCGACGTCTTCCACCAGCCCGTCCACATCCACATCGGCAAAGGGGGCCACGTCTACATCGAGAACGGCGGCGAGGATTACTTCGTGGGAGAGGACCGCCTGGAGATGATCATCGACGAACTCTGCGCCGGGCGCGTTTACCAGAACGGGAAATACTCCAGGAGGGTCGGCTTCCTGCTAGCGCCATTAAAGAAGACCCTGCCGATGCCCTTCGACCATATACTCCTGCCTTTTTGACGTATGAAGAAGATCATGTTCTCACACAAATGGGGCCTTCAACAGGCCGTCATCGACGGAACGAAGACCACCACACTCCGAATCATCCCAGAGAAGACCATCAAGGCATCGAAGGATCCGGCCAACCCCTTCGACTATCCGGACCGGGAGAAGCTCATCCTGGCCGCCCCCTATAAAGTGGGCGACGTCGTGGCCGTGGCCGAAGCCTATCAGGACATCTTTTCGCCCCTGGACTGGGTGAACCGACTCATCTACCAGGACGAGCCGGGCTGGAAGAACAAGATGTACGTGAGCGCCGACCTCATGCGCTACTTCATCGTCATCACCGGCGTCTCCGCCAGGGAGGTCCAGAGTCTTACGGAGGAAGAGTTGCTGGCCGATGGCCTGCACGCCTTCCGGGATGCAGCGCTCCAGGCCCGGCCGACCCTGGCCAAGGAGTTCCGGAACGGCCGCCTGGTTCCGGAGTTCTTCTTCCAGACCATGCACCTGGACATCCAGAAAGACAACCTGCTGGTGTACCGCTACACTTTCGAGCTCTGCCGGCGAGGCACCTGCCGCGTCTGCGGCTGCACGGAGACATCCCCGTGTTTATACTGGCGCCACGGAGTCGCCCAGCCCTGCTGGTGGTTCGATGCCTCCGAGACGCTCTGTAGCCACTGTGCAATCCCGGAGATAGCCGACAGTCCGGACACCATTCACGCTATAAAACAGCAACCATGAAAAAGCCCCACATCACCCGGTACTGCATCCGTGGAAACTCCCGGATGACCAAGAAAAAGGAGATTATCTCCGGCCCCTTCGACACCCAGGCCAAGGCCCTGGAAACTCTCGCCTATATGGCCAAATACTACAGAAAAACCCACACCTACGCGCGTGTGGCAAAAATGAAATGAAACCAGGCATGACACTCCAGGAGGAATACCGGGCGCAGCGCGAAAAGCTGGCCACCGGCTACGGTTTCGGGGATTTTATCGACATGTTTGCCGCCCCGACGCAGCCGCCTGTCTTCCTGTCCGTCTCCCTAGATCACGTAAAAGACAACAATCCAAGCGAATGAACTACACCACCGCTCCACTCCCTTTTCTCGGCCAGAAGAAAGACTTCGCTGGCCGTTTTTCCGATGCCATCAGCTGCTTCACCGGCATCCCCTCACCCTTCCGGAACGCGGTCCGGATGAGCCGTTCCGGAGGCATCCGCGACATCCGCATCACCGATCTGATGCTCTTCCGGAATTAACGGCCGGAAAAGCCGAAAACACAGCGCCCCGGAGCACCCTCCGGGGCTTTTTCGTACCCCAGGGGAGGAAACCCGCCGGCTGCCCGGCCCGTGGCCGGAATAGCGGCTGCAGGATAAGTCAGTTTTCGGGAACCGGAAACTGGCCTTTCAGTGCGAGTGTGCTGCAATTTCGCCCCCTGGCAACCCCCAAATAAAGATAATAATGAAAGTGTGCGGGAGGACTGAAAAACACGGAAGGCGCGGAGAATCAGCGAGATACATATATTATTATTAAATTTTTTTCTTTACTTAATACCCTACCCTTAAAAAATGGAAAAAAGTGTGCAAGTGTGCTACACTTTCAGTTAGCAACTTTTACGCGCTTTAAATTAACATTTTTAAAGCACTGATTTTCAGGTTAAAGAATGTAAGAAAATCACTTCAAATAAACCGCGTAATTGAAAGCACACATCCAGCACAAACCAGCACGATTTAGCACACTTGTCCCAGTCACCGCCCTGCACACTTCATTTGTACTGCTTAAATCGCTGATTTATAGCACGTTAATAGCATTAGCACACTTGCACACTTTTTCAGGCATTTTTGGGAGGGGGTCTCGTTTTTCGTGAATTTTTCTAACTTTATTCGCAGAGGGTCCCAGTCCCCGGAAAAGACCGAGATTTTTTTGATATTTGCGCCATGGCTCCAGACATCACCAATACCCAGACGGTCACAGTGAAGGTGCTCCCGGCTCTCCGGGCGTACATCCTCGCCGTAAACAATGACTCCGACATCATCCTCCCGAGCCGTGAGTCCAGGCTGTGGGGTCTGGTGAAGATGCACCTGGCCACCATCCCGCCGGATTACAAGCCGACACCAGCAGGCGGATCGGAGAGCTGCATCCGGATCGGCATCTACAAGACCAAGCGCCAGGAGTACAACCGGAACGCCCGCCGCGTCATCTACCAGGAGACCCTCTTCCGCGACTATCTGACACCCGCCGGTCAGAAGGTCATCGCCGACTACCTCACCAGGTACTTCAAGCAGACCTTCAGGAGCTACATGTCCGGAGCCCTGGGCAATAACGACAAGCTCTCCATCCACGACGCCATCCTCCAGTTCTGCGCGCTTTACAAGATAAACATGGACATCATCACCTACGAGATGCTCCGGAAGGACTGGTTCCGCTTCCGCCGCCGGCGCCCTTCCGGATATGTAATTCCGATAGAAAACAAAGACTTTTAGAAAAAAGTCACCCCCCGAAAAGTCCCACTTTTTAGCGTTCATTTTCGCCAGTTATGACAGAAATCTCCAGCCACTTCGCACTCATCGACCCCGAGCTCATCCGCGAGACCATGAAGCTCCAGCGCGTCACCTATATCCCGACCGGTTCCCAGGAGTTCAACTGTATCGCGCCCATCTCCCTCACCCAGACGCCATCCACCGGCAACTCCGGAACCGTCTGGAACATCTCCTTCAGGGCGGTGACGAAAGACTGCGCGGTGCGTGAGTATAACGGCAGCCGCTATTACATCGCCGTCATCATGAGCGACGGGTCCGCCAGGATCATCGGTACAGCTTCGGAGGTTCCCCTGGTGACTGTGACCCCGTACGGGAACTCCAGCGAAGTCGCCACCACCTTCAGAGCTGCCGTTCCTATCGACCTGTAGCGGGTTTTCTGTCCTATTTTATACCGTTTCGGCTGCGTAATTTTGCGAAAACGGTATAATATGAAGCACAAACCACAGCCGACCATTGTCTTCCTCACTGACATCCCCGCTCCGGCTTCCGGAGACCAGGAGCTCATTGTCATCTCCGACGAAGACAAAAAGGCATACCGAGAGGCCATCGTCAAGCCCTCCGCCTCCCTCCTTGCATATCCTTCCGACTTTTCCGACCCGGAGATCCAGGCCGGAAGCATCGCATACCATCCCATTTTCGGCACCATTTCCTACCGTTCTTGGTGGCGCTTCTCCACGGCCCAGTTCATGGCCGACCTGAAAGCCGCCGAAGAGAACCCGAACATCTACGGCCACCTCATCCATGTGGACAGCGGCGGCGGTGACGCCTTCGGGCTCCATGAGGCCTTCGAGCTGGTGCGCGACCTGAAGAAGCCCTGCGTGGCCGTCATCGAGTCCTGCGGTGGTTCCGCCGGTTACTACCTGGCAGCTGCCGCCGATAAGGTGTACGCCTCGGCGGAGTTCTCCATGGTGGGCTGCATCGGCATCGCCTCCGTCATTGTGGACGACTCCGAGTACTGGGAGAAGTCCGGCGTCAAGTTCCGGACCCTGGTCTCCAACTACTCGCCCCTGAAGAACAAGGTCTTCCACGACGCCGAGGAAGGGAAGACGAAGGAATACGTGGAGCGCTACCTGGACCCCATGGCGCTCCAGTTCATCAACGACGTGAAGTCCGTCAGGCCTTCCGTCTCCGAAGCCGCCCAGCAGGGCGACACGTTCTACACCCAGGAGGCCATCGCCGCCGGGCTCATCGACGGGAAGAAGTCCGTGGATGACGTTCTGGACGAGATGCTCTCCGAAGCAGCTGCTGCCATCGAGAAGCAGCACATCGAACAGATAACTCCATCCGTAGATATTAACACCTTAAATTTCAACTAGTAATGAAGAAATTTATTACCAGGCTGAAGGCCGTGGCCGAGAAGCTGGGCCTCCAAGCCAAACTCGCCGACAAATCCCTGTCTGCCGAAGAGCAGAAGCAGATTGTCGCGGAGTACCACAAAATCCACGGCGAGGGCTCCTTTGACGCCGACAAGGCGGAGTTCGAGGCCGAGCAGAAGACCGCCAAGGAGAACGCAGCCCTCCAGGCGACCTTCGCGTCCGTCGCCCAGGAGCTGGGTGTAGACGTCACCGCCGAACAGGCCAAGACTCCGGAAGGACAGGCCAAGATTCTGGGCGCCATCTCCGACCTGAAGGAGACCATCACCAAGATGGGCGCACAGAGTCAGGACCCCAAGCCCGAGGCCACCGTCGTGGCTCCCGTAGCCGTGACCGGTCTCCACACTGCCGAGGCTGCCTTCGGCATCAAGCACCCGTTCTACGCCACCACCAAGCGCTACAACCGTATCCTGGTGGAAGGCAAGATCACCGGCACCCCTTCCAAGGCTGACCGCGACACCCTGGAGGCCGACGTGACCGCCTACGCCGAAGGGCTCACCGCCCGCTACGCCGAACTGAAGGAAGCCGGCCTCCTGACCGCCATCCGTCAGGGCACCGTGGATCTCACCGCCCTGTCCACCGACACCGAGATCGGCACCCGTCAGTTCAACATCCGCCGCGATATGCTCATCGCGCGCATCGTCACCCTGCCTTCCCTGGCCGACATCTTCCCCACGGTGTCCAACGTCCAGAGCGGTCAGGTGATCACCAACGTCCTCCTGTCCGAGGTCTCCCAGTCCTACCAGGCCGGTGAGGTCTTCAAGGGCGGCGCCGAGTTCCTGCCGGAGAAGGCCATCGTCCACGACGCCATGGCCAAGGTCCTGTTCGAGGATATGAAGCAGCTGGAGTACAGCTACCTCAATTATCTGAACCGCGAGGGCTCCGACCCCGTGAAGTGGACCCTCATCGAGTGGATCATCCTCCAGCTGGCCACCCAGATCAACAACGAGCGCGTATCCCGCTCTATCGTAGGTGTGCGTGTGGAGCCCGTCAAGGGTGTAGCCTCTCCTGCCAACTTCGCATCCACCGGCGTCCTCTGGCGCCTCATCTCTCTGTTCGAGGGCAAGAAGCTCCTGCCCTTCACGGACAGCGCCCTGGCCGACTACAGCGCCGCCGACTTCGGTGACGTGGTGGTCGCCTTCGTGGAGAAGATCAAGGTGGTCCAGCCGGAGCTCGGCAAGAAGATGACCATCTACCTGAACGCCACCCACATCCCCCTGTACCGCAAATGGTACCGTGCCACCTTCGGCAAGGACATGGACTTCGAGGGCGAGGCAAAGAACAAGGTGCCCTACCACGACAACCCCATCAAGTGGGTGCCTAACATGGGCAACCTGAAGTTCATGTTCGCCACCATCGAGGGCAACATCGAACTACTCCAGAACTTGCCCGGCGAGGAGTACAACACCAAGTTCGAGCGCCATCTGGAGGAGGTTATGGCCTACTCCTACTGGAAGGAAGGCTCCAGCGCGAGCTTCGTCGGCAAGGCGTTCCAGACCCTGGCCGCCCTCATCGCCAACGCAGGCGCGGGCCAGTACGTGTTCATGAACTGGCCGGTGATCGAAATCGCCGCCGACGCTACCACCCCGTCCGTCAAGGACGCAGCCGGTGCCGACCTGGGCTTCCTCCTGAAGACCAACGCGAACACCAAGGCCACCGCCATCACCGACATCCTCGGCGCCAAAGCAGGCGTGGTTTACCGTATCGAGTGCGGCAGCACCACCAACGCCACCACCATCGCCAAGAGTGGCAAGTTCGCCAAACTCACGGCAGCATGGGAGCCCAGCGCCGTAGGTGCCTACCTGAAGGTGTACTACAACCCGGCCGATGACGAGTTCATCGAGGTAGCCCGCGGCTAATCTTGTAACCAAGGAGGGCCGGTCCATCCGGCTCTCCTTTAATAAGCTACAGCCATGAAGAAAGTACCTACCATTGCATCCGTAACGGACCACGAAACCCAAGGGAAGCGCATCTACACCGACATCTTCCTCATCCCGGAGGATTCCGTAGACCTGTCCACCGAGCCGGAGATCGACGAAGAGGAGCGGACCATGGAAGCCCTCACCATCAAACAGGGAGAGGCCTGGGTGAAACACCAGGCCGTGAAGTTCACCCCGGCCGACACCAACGAAGGCCAGGGCGGTGACATCACCACCGACGTGAACGGCAACCTGGTCTACACCGTAGGCGGAGACCGTCCGGAGATCGACGACTTCATCGAAAACCAGCACGGCCGCGGGTTCTTCATCGGAACCATCGACCGCGTCTCTGGTAAGAAGAAGATCTACGGCCGCCCCCGCTGCCCGTACTACTTCCAGAACCACAGCCGCCGGAAGAACGGAGAGAACACCAGCTGCGACATCACGTTCACCAGCCCCTTCATCTTCCAGCCCCTGGAGTACCTGGGCGAGTTCACCACAACGGTCAAGCCCGGAACCTAACAGGCAACCATCTCACCAGACAGGGCCGCAGGAGCAGGCGGCCCTGTTTTATCTAAAGACCCCAAAAGATGTACGACTTTCTCACAAAGAAAAAACTAAAGAAACGTGCCCAGGCGGGCCATATCCAGACCTATCGCGCCATGCTTTCAGAGCGCCAGGTTCCCGCCTCCGGCTGGGTGGCCATCAACCCCCAGGAGCTGGCCGAGGATCTGCTGTACATCCTGCTGGACTACTACAGCATCGAGGAAATCGAAGCACGGGCGAGCGGTGCCGTACCGGCAGCCGACCATTTTCGTGACGCCACGAAAATGACCGGAGACACCACTGGCAGTGAGCCGGTAAAAAAAAAGTTTCTAAACAGCAGGAATATCCGAACATCCGCTGGAAAGACATGGACGACCCTGTCGTCCGCCTGGCGGACAGTATCTTCTCGGATCGCATCAGCTGCTGGCAGCGTCTTCAAGAGCTCGAAAAACTGACGCAGGAAGAGAGCGCCCCGGTGGCCATCCTCCAGGAGATCGTCCAGCTGGAGATCCGCCGCGAGCTGTGCTTCCAGGAGCTCCGCCACCTGAACGACAAGGGCTCCTTCCTGGGCAAGCATCCCTTCATCTCCCAGAAGTCCGAGCGCGAGCAAGTGTTCCAGATGCTCAAAGACGACCCGGACACCTACTTCGACGAGCGGAAGAAAATCGAGGACAACATATCCCGCTACTCCTCACAGATCAACGGAAAAAAATCATCTGAAGCCGTCCGTGAACGTGCGAAGGCCAGCCTGGAAAAGTACCAGGTGAAGCTCCAGCTGTACAAGGACGTCTTCCGTGAATATATGGGCAGACAATGAAATTTGAAGACCACACCGAAGAGTTCACCAACCAGGTGAAGGATCTGGCCGTCATGGGCCTGGTGCCCCGTCAGATAGCGGAGCGCCTATGCCTGGAAGGAGAAGAGCGCCGCGCCTTCATGATAGCCATCATGACCGACAAACACCCGCTGCACGAGGCCTACATCACCGCCCGGCAGCATGGGATGGAGGATGCCGACACCGCGCTCATCACCCTGGCCGATGCCGGTGACACCGACGCCCTGGAGCTGCTCTACAAGGTGCGCTGGCAGGATAACGTGAACAAGGTGAAAAAAGAACTATTTGACGTATGAGACCAGACCGCCTCGAACTGCTGGCCACCTATGACGCCGACGCCATCCAGTCCTTCCTGGCCACCCGGAAGTCCGAAGTCATCCCTCCGGACATGCGCGACTACATCCTCCAGCTGGACTCCCTGGCCAAAATCTTCCACTACCACAAAAACAGCCAGAGCCGCGCCATCGAGGAGCTGCGGAAGCAGTGGCCCACGCTCACTGTTTCCCAGGCCCGGGAAATCTACCGCGACGCCATGGAGTACTTCTACCAGGACGCCGGTGTCAGCGCCAAGGCCTGGGATAACAAGTACGCCGACGCCCTGGACGACCTGGCCCGGGCCGCTATCGCCGCGGAGAAGTTTGCCACGGCCGAGAAGGCCTTCACCAAGGCGCACGAGCTCCGGACCAAGCAGCGGGAGCAGGAGTCGTTCCAGTGGCACGCCCCGGTCTTCTTCATCAATATCAACGTAAAGCCGGAGGATCTGGGCTACGCCTCCCAGCGCCTCATGGACATCGCCCGCCGCCACGAGGATGACGAACTCCGGAAAATGATCAAGGGCCTGGAGACCACCGATGCCGAGAAGATCCGGCTCATGAACGAGGCAGGCATCCAGGATGCCCAGCTCGTAGAAGAAACCCCTGAAGACGATGAGTAAAGCACCCGCCGCTCCAGACTACGTGGAGCTCTACCAGAACAAGGTCCAGGCCCTGGTGAACATCGTGGACCCGAACAAGCTGTTCGCGGTGGCAGGCCGAGCCCTGGGTAAGACCTCCCAGATAACGGCCCGCCGGATCCTGCGTGTGGCCGATGAGATGCCCAGGGAGGTGTCCATCATCTCCCACAAGAGCTTCGTGGCCCTGTTCACCAACGTCATCCCAACCATTCTGGAGACCTTCCGCTCGGAGGTGACGATGCCGGACGGCAGCACCCGCCCCCAGCTCATCGAGGGGGTGGACTACGTGGTAGGGGAGAAGGACCTGCCCAAGCACTTCCAGAGCCCGCGCTATCCGCTCCTCTATCCGGAGCGCTCCATCGTCTTTGCCAACGGACACGTGCTACAGGCCGTGTCCATCGACAGGGCCGAGTCCATCGCGGGCCGTTCCGTGGTCCACGCCTTCCTGGAGGAAATGAAGTACAGCGACGGCGAGAAGGTGCGGACGCGCATCATCCCGGCCATCCGCACCTCCCGTATCGGCATGGGCTCCGAGGCCCACAAATCCCACCTCCATGGCGGCATCACCGGTGTCACCGACATGGGCCGCGTCTCCCTGGGCGAGTTCAACTGGTACCAGGACTACGAGAAGGAGACCGACCCGCAGCTCATCGCCGACATCGTCACCCTCTCCCTGGAGATAAACAAGGCCCAGTACAACGTCTATATGGGCCAGAACGTGACCGCGGCGCAGAATAAGATCCGGAAGTACCTGCCGCTCCTCCGGAGGCTCCAGAAGGACGCCACGCTGTACGTGCGCGCCAGTACCTTCGCCAACCGTGACGTACTGGGCCTGGAGTACTTCAAGACGCAGCGCGAGATCCTGGCCATGTCCGAGTTCCTCTCCTCCATCTGTTCCATCGGAGACCGGAACCGGGACAACCTGTTCTTCGACCTGTGGGATGAGCAGAAGCACACCTACGACGACAGCTACAAGTACAGCGTCATCGACAAGCTGAACCTGAAGGAAGCCTTCCGCATCACAGCCGAACACCTGAAATACTACCAGCCCCACGAGAAGCTGCTGCTGGGCTACGACCCCGGCTCCTTCTCCTCCGTGGTGGCCGCCCAGGTGGACCGCGGCGCCAACACACTCCGGATCCAGAAGGAGTTCTTTGTCTATCCTCCGGAGGATGCCGCAGACCTGGCCGCCCAGATAAACGCCTACTACGGCCCGGCCGCGAAGCTCCGGCAGATAGACCTGTACTACGACCGCGCCGGCAACAAAAAGAACAAACAGTACGAGAAGGACGCGGAGACCGACGCCAAGCGCCTGAAGAAAGAGCTGGAGAACTACGGCTGGCGGGTGCGCCTCATGAACCTGGGCCAGGCCACCATCTTCCACTGGCAGCACTACCGGCTATGGCGCCGGCTGCTGGCCGAGAACGAGCGCAGCGTCCCCCGGATCCGCATCGACTCCAATGAGTGCCAGAACCTGGTGAGCGCCATGTACTGCTGCAAGAAAATCCCGGGATCCTCTCCCGTGGAGCTGGATAAAAAGCCGGAGAAGACCGTGCCCATCCAGCTACAGGCAGGACTCACGCCGCAGATCCCGTCGGCCATGACGTACCTGGTATGGGGGCTGTACGAGAAATTCTTCCCGGGCGTCAAATCCTTCACCAACACCGGCGGCGGTTTTCAGAATTTTATGGGATAAAATCCTGCACTTTCCCCTCTTTTGTGGCAAAAATACCAGAAAAGAGGGGGTATTTTTTGCATTTTCACACACGGAATGTGGGACACTGTGAGATTTATAAAATAGCTATCCTTCTGTGACTGGGACAGTTAAGCAAAAAATTTTCATCGTTTTCAAAAAATCCGCGCTTCGAGAGCGCGCCGCCGCTCATTTTTCCGTTTGTAATACAACGGGCCGAAGTGACGGAAATATGACAGACCGCCCGGTTTTTGTCCTTTTCCGGGAACGGACTCCGGACTATCTTCGCATCAGATAAAAAAGCCATGGAAACAATCAAAGGAATAGCAGCGCTACAGAGGGCCGAGCTCATCTCCAAGATGGGCGGCAGCTTCTCCATCTCCTTCTTCCCCTTCTCCAGGAAGAAGCCGTCGGCCGACCCGGACGCCCAGCTGAAGACCTTCCAGAACTGCACCATGCGCCTCCCGCTGCCCCACGATAAGTTCGACATCGACGGCAAGCACTTCTTCCTGTTCACCACCGACGACGATAAGCCGCGCGCCTGCTACCGTGTGCTCATCCGTTACATCGGCTTCTCCGACGAAAATTTCAAACTGTATAGAGTCCTTTGGTATGAATAAATTCGGCATCATAACCGGCGCGGGCTATGCCTTCACCTACCAGATCGGCAAGGGCCCCATCGCATCCCTGGACACCAAGGCACCGTCCAGCTCCGAACGCTCCGTCCCCCTCTCCGCGCAGAGGATGAACCCCTACTTCTTCTGGCCTGCCGGTGAGCATAACGATGACCCGGACGTCTGCGCCGACCTTATCAGCGGGAACCGCCTGCTCCCTTCCCTCATCGAGAAGCAGGTGTCCATCCTGTACGGCACGGGCCCGATGCTCTACACGGAAGAGATCCAGAAAGACGGCACCGTCAAGCGCCGCTACCTGAAGGACCCCGAGATCCAGGAGTGGCTGGAGAGCTGGCAGCAGAACGGACTGCCGGCATCCTACCGCGACTACCTCCGGAACTGCATCCGCAGCTACTACTACAGCGAGGGTATCTACACCCAGTGGCACCTGGCGAAGGCGCTGCTGGCCGACCGTAAAGCCTCCCGCCCCGTGGTGGGTCTGGAGCACTACTCGGAGCTGCGCTGCCGTCTGGCCACGCTCACGGACATCTCCCGCAAGTCGGACGTGACGTCCAAAGACTTCGACAAGGTCCTGGTGGGCAACTGGAAAAAGGGCGGACAGACGCAGGAGTTCAAGGCCTACAAGCGCTTCAACCCCGCCAACCCGCTGGCCGTCTCCGGCGCCATCTCCTACTCCAAGAACGCCAACTACGAGACCGACATCTACGCCACGAACGTCTTCTTCAAGGGCATCAAGCCCTGGATCCGCGGCACCAACTCCACCCCGGACTACATCAACAGCTTCCTGGAGAACTCCCTGTCGGCCCGTCATCACGTCATCATCCCGGAGGCCTGGTTCGCCGCCAAGGAGCGCGCCCTTCAGGAGCTGTGCGAACTCAATGCCCGGAAAAAGTCCGAAGGAGCCAGCGACGACCAGCTCATCTCCATCAAGGTGGGCGAGGAGACGCTGGAGGTGGGCACCGAGTACACCGACGCCCTCCTGGACAAATACGCGAACATGGAGCTGGCCAACCTCACCAACTTCCTGGCAGGCCGCGGCAAGAACCAGGGCAAGACCTACGCCACCCGCTCGTTCATCAATGAGAACGGAGACGTGGAGAAGTGGGAGATCGACGAAATCCCCCAGAAATACAAGGAATACATCGAGGCGCTCATCACCTACGACAAACGCGCCGACATGGTGCTCCTTTCCGCCAAGGGCATCGACCCGTCCATCTCCAACATCACCAGCGACGGCACCATCTCCAAGTCCGGGGCCGATGCCTACTACAACTACATCATTTACCTGACGCAGCAGTCCATCCCGGAGGAGGTGGTGTGCGCCGACCTGAACCGGGCCATCTCCATCAACTTCCCGGAGAAGTACCGCCAGGGCGTGCGGATCGGCTTCCACCGGCCCACCGTCCAGCGCCAGGAAGACGTCGCACCCTCCAACCGCATGTCCAACCAACCCGAGCAGCAGTAAGCCATGAAACCCACCGACCTGTTCACCGACCTGAACGACTTCCAGGAATACACCGACGGCCTCACGGCCGACACCACCTACGCCCAGCTGGGCCCCTCCATCACCACCGTCGTGAACGCCACGGTGCTCCCCATGGTGACGGCCCAGGTGTACATCGCCCTCGCCGATGCCGCCGCCCCCGAGGAGGGAGACACGGAAGAAGAGAAGGCCGCCAAGGAGCGCGCCCTGGAAGGGAAGGAACTCCTGAAGACCGCCGTGGCTGCCGGAGCCATGCTCCAGTACCAGATCTTCGCCTCCGTCAAGAAAAACGGAAGCGAGGGCTCCCTGTACAAGTACCAGCACGAGGAAATCAAGGACCACTACCGCGAGGCACTCTGGGGTGCCATGGACCAGCTGCTGGAGCTGCTGGACGCGAACCCTACCATCGGAGACTTCGAGAAAACCGACGAATACAAAGAGCGCCAGGAGCTGCCGGTGAAGAACGCCCGGGAGTTCGACCGCTACTACGGCATCGGGGCCAGCAGCTTCTTCTACCACAAGGTCCTCTTCCTCATCCGCCAGGTGTGGCGCTCCGACGTGAAGCCGCTCCTCCCGAAGGAGCCCACGGAGGAGATGACCGAGCTGGCCAAGGAGGCCCTCTGCTACAAGGTGGTGGCCCTGGCCGTCATGCAGTTCGACGTGACAGAACTCCCGCGGGCTATCCGCTGGGATTATAACCACGAGTACACCAAGGGCTCCGACCCCCAGACCCGCTCCAGCCTGTATGCCCAGCTCATCGCCCGCTTCAACTCCGACGCGGCCACCCTGGAGAACCTGAAGCGCTCCGCCTCCGGCGTCACCGCCGTGGGGATGAATAACAACCGCGAGGAGAACAAATACTACGGCGTACTATGAACAAAGTCAGACTGAACGGCTCCACCTACCTCCTGCCCGCCCGCTGGAGCGACATCCGCGACCGCGCCCAGTTCGTGGATATCTGCCGTGCGCTGCTGGAGTTCGAGACCGGCCTGACCTCCTTCGATGAGTTCCGCCTGTCTCTGACCCTGGCCATCCTGCGCCTGAAGCCGGAGAAGCTCCACGCCTCCGAGGCCCTGCACGAGAACCTCTTCCGGATAGCGGAGCTGCTGAACTTTCCCTATACCATCACCGAGCACCCGGACGGCTCCCGCACCGCCGCCATCACCATCCGCCTGGAGCAGAACCTGCTGCCGGAGGCCGGTGGTGTCACCGGCTACCGCTACGTCACCGACGCCGCCGGCATCGTGGACACCGACCTCACGGCCGCCCAGTATGTGGAAGCCCTGGCCATCCTGCCCCACGTGCGCGCCGCCCTGTCTGCCGGCAGGGATGCAGACCCGGCCCTGGACGCCCTGGCCCAGACGCTCTACCCGGGAGCCTCCGGGCTATCCAGGGATGAGAAGGTGGCCATCTTCTACAACTACCGCGGCATCATGGACACCATCGCCGCGGATCCGGACTACGATCTCATCTTCAACACCCAGCCCGCCAAGGGTGCGCCCTCGCCGGTGGGACCGCAGTCTTCCATCCTCGCCCTCTCCAAGGCCGGGTTCGGCAACATCGAGCAGATCCGCGCCCTGGACGTGTACACCTACCTGGCCGCCCTGGTCCAGCAGACCGTGGACTCCATCCGGGCCCTCGCGGGCTCCGGCATGAAGACCGGGGAGGTGGCGGACCGGCTCCGCCTGGATCCCGAGCAGGTGGCCCCCTATATGCAAAACTGACCCCGCCATGTTTATCAAGGACATCTTCCAATACTTCGCCGCCTTCGTTCCCGTGGACGTCCTGGCGCGCACGTTCCAGCTCTCCAGCGGCCAGGAGTACAAAGCCTTCAAGGCCGAAGTGCTCCTGGCCCAGAGCGACCACCGGCTCTCCGGCATCACGGACTTCATCTTCGGCATCGACGCCGACATGATCCGCCAGCGCATCACCTCCGTCCGGGGCCCCTACCTCTTCGTGGAATACAGCCGCGTCACTTCCACCATCGCCGCCAAGGTGGACCGGAAGGACGACCGCTTCCACGTGGCCCTCTCCGTGGCTGCGCCCCAGCCCGACAACTACGACCTGGTGGGGAGCGCCCTGGACCAAGACACGACCCTCGCCCTCATCAGCGCCATCCGGCGCCACATGCGGGATGACGATGACCCCCAGCGTGGCATACAGTGGATGGAGTTCCCCGCCACGCTGTCGGTCTGGTCATCCAAGGAACTCTCGAACTCACACGGCTGGTCCATGGAGTTCGACATCCTGGGCGTGGACATCATATAAAGAAACCGGCAATCCGGAATCTGTTTGTTCATAATTTTAGGTTTTTTATGGCTGAAGGCTCGCCGGGAGGCGCGCCTTTAGTGTTTTTACGGCGATACAAGAAAAAAGTTTTGCAAAATAAAAATAAATCCCTACCTTTGCGATGTCATACATATCACAAGTCTATATCGGGGCGCCTTCTTTCCGGAGACAGTTTCCCATACAGACAGGCGAAAAGAGAAATTTGCCCAGGTTCGCGGCATCCGTAAGGACCCGCAGCAGCGCCCCAGGTGTATGTGTATGACAGAGCCTGGGCTTTTTTTATACCTTTTGCTTATGTCATACAAAGCAACCGCCCCGACCCAGAAGGGCATCAAGGCCACCACCGAGGCCATCGAGAACATCCTGGAAGGCAGCGCCCAGCTCCAGATGTGTCTGAACCTTTACAGTACCGCAGCCGCGGACAATTCCATCCCCATCGACCAGCAGGCCTGGAAGGAGGCCGCCGAGCTCATGCGCGCCCTGAACCGTCTCATGTACGGCGAGAAGGCCCGCATGGACCACATGGCCAGCAACCTCCGCGTGGAGACCTCCGTCAAGCGCTCCGTGCGCTCATTCCGCCGCAAGGCTTCCATGAACATCGCAAGCTAAAGGAGGACCGAGCCATGAACGGAACCATCAAACGCATACATACTACCCGCGAGGCTGCCTTCGGCGCTGCCACGCTGGACTTCTACCGCGAAGGCGGCACCCTGTCCATAGAGCTCCGCAACGACTACAAGGACGCCCTCGTGGCATCCGACGGGATGACCTACAGCCGACACATGGCCGTCTACGACCTCCGTGACTTCGGTCCGCTTCCCGAGAAGCTGGGCTGCTACCACGCCTTCACCAAGGGAGGCATGGAGTACATCGAGTTCTTCCTGGAAAAGGAGGAAATCCACGCGCTGGAGACATATATCCGTTTTGGAAAATGGGAATAGGAGGACCGAGCTATGGACGAACCCATCATAAAAAGCACCGGCAAGCCCGGCACCGTCATCCAGGACACCATCATCCAGGCGGTCTGTGAGACCAAGGCCCTGGCCGACAGCCTGGACACCCTCCAGAGTATATGCGGAGGCGATCCGCCGCACGCCCAGATCATCGAGCTGTACCAGCGGACCATGCTCACGCGGACGGAACTCTCTGAAATGCTCACCGACCATTTGATAGACCAAAGAAATCGCTTATCTTTGTAGTGCCATGTTCACCGACGACTTCACCCACCAGATAGGCTCCGTGTTCAACGTCCAGACGACCGCGCTGCTCGCCAAGCAGAGCGCCGTGGCGGCCAGCACCTTCACCAGGCGCACCGGCCGCCTGTCGGCATCCCTACAGGACCGCGCCACCATCACCGGCACCGCGGCCCAGCTGGAGTACCCCAAGTACATCCGCTTCCTGGACATGAAACGCAGCCGCACCGGAGCACGCAAGATCCACGGGCCCATTTATAACCGGCCCATCTACGGCTATCTGGTGGGGGGCGTCCGCCGGTTCCTGAACGCGGCCATCCCCAAGGCTATGATCCGCGCCATCGACGGCGCCATCACCAGCGTCAAATAGCCATATTTATCCCAGGAAAGGGCAGATGCAAATCTGTCCTTTTTTTATTTGTGTTCCGGGGCTATTTTCGCCCAGAATAAAACCCCGGGATATATGGGAAAACTGGAAAATGAAATAGTCAAATTTATCGCCGAGGTAGAGCTGGACCCGCAGACCGCCGCCCAGTACCAGCAGAACCTCGCCGACACGGAGAAGCACAACGAAGCCCTCCGGAAGTCCATCTCCGAGACCGTCAGGAAGATGGAGGAAATGCGCGCCCAGGGTAAGCAGAACACCGAAGAGTTCAAGCGCCTGCAAGCATCCCTCGATGCCGACGTGAAGGCCCTGAAGGAATCCACCAAACAGTCGGACAAGTACGCCGCGGCCCTGGGTGTCCAGGCCATGAGCATGACCCAGCTCCAGCAGCGCGCCAAGCTCCTCCGGAAGGAGATGAACGCCGTCCACAAGGAGACCAACCCACAGCTGTGGGAGAAGTACCACAAGGAGCTCCAGCAGGTGGAGAAACGCATGGCCGAACTGAAAGGCGGCACCGACAGCTTCGGCAAGGCCTTCTCCGGACTGAAGGGGAAGATCGTCCCCACCTTCGACGTGGTGTCCCTGGGGCTCAAAGGCATCCATGCCCTGGTACAGGGCGGGAAGAAGCTCTGGGGAGACCTGAAGACCGAAACCCAGAAGTGGGGAGACGCCATCCAGGTGGAAGTGGCCGCAGCCGAGGCCGTCTGGCATCACTTCGTCAGGAATATCTCCGCCTCCCGTAATGAGATCACCCTGACCTACCGGGAGGTGGCCGCCCTGGCCCGCGAGGCCGCCAAACTGAAGGACGAGATCTTCGAGCTCACCAACTCCTACAAGATAGAAGAGGCCCAGGCCCAGCAGACCATGCAGGAGCTGGAGGCCACCTTCCGGAACACATCCCTCCCTATCGAGGAGCGCAAGACAGCCCTGGAAAAAATGAAGGACCTGGAGCTCAAACTGGCCCAGGACCGTCTGCTCATCGCCAAGCAGGCAGAGGACGCCGCCTACGACGACTTCCGCAGGATGACAGCCCTGGACCGCGAGGCGGCCGAGTCTTTCATATCGAACTACCTGGAGGCGAAGAAGAGCGGCCTCACGGAGGAAGCCGAGGCCTACGCCCAGCTGATCGCCCAGGAGGAGTACCTGAACACGGCGGTCACCTCCGGCGCCTTCGTCTCCAAAAAGACCTACCAGAACACCTACGACAATCTGGAGCGCGTCCGCCAGAAAATCGCCGACACATCCGACGAGGTGAAGACCTTCTACGCCCAGCTCCAGCAGTACAACCTGGGGAACGACGCCGTCACGGGCGCCTACGCCGACGCCTTCGCTGGCCGCATCCAGGCACAGGCAGCAGCTGACCCTTCCGCCATGGATGCCAAGTATGCCCGCCTGAACGGACAGCTCTCCGGGAAGGGGTCGGGCCGTGGCGCTTCCTCCGGCAGCACAACGGACCCCTACACCCGCCAAATCAAGGCCCAGGAGGAGCTCTACAAGGAGCAGCTGCTTCAGCTGAAGAAGTCCCTGGCCGACCAGGAGATCACCCAGAACGTCTACGACGCCAAGGCCCTGGCCCTCCAGCAGGCCCACATCAACGCGAAGATCGCCATCAATAAGGCCTACAACAAGTCCACCGTGGACCTGGAGACCCAGCAGGCCGACATCCGCATCAACCAGCAGAAGAAGATCCAGGCCGTCCTGGAGAAAGGGAACGAGGAGTTCCTCGCAGAGATGGAGCGCCAGTCCAAGGAGACCGACGCCGCCATCGACGCCTACCTGGACTCCCTCGTCGCCTCCGTCACCGATGCCATCGACGACCCGGCGCTCCTGGATCCCGTCAAGCGCCTGGTCGAGCTGGCCGAGGATGAGCTGACGGCAGACAAGAAGAGCCGCGGCGCCCGCCGCCAGCAGGCCGACACCAACTACGACACGGAGCTGGCCACCCTCACGGAGAAGCACGAACTCATGCTCGTCTCCGAGGAGGAGTTCCTGGCCCGCAAGAAAGCCCTGCACGAGGAGCACGCCAAGGAGATCGCCCAGATAGAGCTGGAGGCGTGGGATAACGCCTTCTCCGCGGCCTCCGACATGCTCAACCAGATGGCCCAGCTGTCCTCCTCCATGCAGGAGGCGGAGTTCGCCCAGGTGGACGCCTGGAAGGAGAAGGAGCTGGCCCTGGCCGGTGACAATGCCGACGAACAGACCCGCATCGAGGAAGAGGCGGAGGCCAAGAAACTGGAGATCCAGAAGAAGTACGCCGACGTGGACATGGCCATCAATATCGCCAAGACCATCGCCGACGGTGCCGGGGCAGCCATCAAGGCCTTGTTTGATCTGGGTCCCATAGCCGGCGGCATCATGGCCGGCATCATTGCCGCCACAACAGCAGCGCAGGTGGCCACCATCGTGGCCCAGCGGAACGCCATCCAGAACGCGGCCCCCGGCGCTGCATCCGCCAGCTCCGGGGAGTCCTCCGTCGTGGGGTTCTCCGAGGGTGGCTTCACCGGCCAGGGAGGCAGGCACCAGGTGGCCGGTGTGGTGCACCGCGGAGAGTACGTGGTCGCCGCTCCGGAGCTCCGCGACCCGGAGGTAGCCCGTGACGTGGCCCGCATCGAGCAGAAGCGCCGCGCCCGCATCGGCGGCCGGCAGCTCTTCGGCTCGGCCGGCTTCGCAGAGGGCGGCTTCACGTCAGAAAGCGGGAACCAGGAGACGGGCGACGCCGACACGATCCAGTTCCTGTCCGACATCCTGGACGTCCTTCTGGACATCCGCAAGACCCCTATCCCGGCCATCCTTGCCGTCTCTGACTACGAGGCGACGAAGGCACGGCTGGAGCTGTCCAAGAAATTCACATCATTAAGGAGTAAGAACGGATGAGACTGACAACCGAAACGGGCGAGCTCCTGCTTCCCGATGACTTCCGGCTGGAGATAACGGCCAACCACCCCTTCTTCTCCGACGAGGGGACGGCATCCGCGCCGCTCACCCTGCCCGCCATCGCAACCAACCGCCAGCAGCTGGGGAACCCCGAGAACCCCAACCGGGCCCGCCGCTATCCTCGTATCTTCAAGGGCACCATCTCGCACTCCACCTACTCCCGGCCGTGCAGTATCATCGTGTCCGGAGGCTCCAGGAAGGAAGGCATCGACGCCACCGTGGCACTCCAGGAGTCGGAGATGTACGCCGACCTTCAGGAGAAGAAGCTGCCGGACCTGTTCAAGGAGTACCAGATGGACGTGGGTCACGCGCCGTGGGAATATTACCACGACCGGAGCCTGGGCACCTCCAGCCCCTTCACCTTCTTCCCGGTGGCCACCGATAAGGAAGAGAATGAGGGGGCGGTGACGGTCTTCGTCATGAACCAGCCGGAGCGCAACGGCAAGTTCACCACCCGGCGCCAGGTGAAGATTGGAGACACCACGTCCATGTGCCCGACCGGCTACGGCATCACGCCCTTCTTCTACCTCTGGGCGGTCATCCGGATGGCGTTCCAGTACTGCGGGTACAACATCACCGAGAACGTCTTCGCCACCGACCCGGAGCTCCGCCACATCGTGGTCCTGAACCGCTGCGCGGACGCGCTGCTGTCAGAGGGCCATCCCTTCATTGGAGACCCAACGCCCGGTACCAACGAGAACTCCTTCTATATCCGCGGAGACATCCTCGTCCCGAACATCACCATGGGCGATCTCATCTCCTGGCTCCGGGATAAGTTCGGGGCCTTCGTCACCGTCAGGGATAAGTCCGTCTCCGTCCGCCTGCTCCGGGATGTCATCGCCGCAGGCTACGACGAGGACCTGTCTATCTACGCCCAGGATAAGCCGTCTGTGTCCTACCCGGAGCCGCGCACCCTGCACTACGAGCAGAGCGCCGATATCGACGGTGCGACTCCTGCCGCCGACTCCCTGGAGGATCTCCGGGAAGCCTATCCCGCCACCGCAGACGTGGATCAGAGCTCCAGCATCCAAGGCGCCGGACTCTTCCGCGTCTCCTCCCTGGGTAAATACTACTACAAGGAAACGGATAAGAGCGAACCCAAGCTGGTGGGCTCGGAGGCCATCGCCTTCTCCAGGAACCTGGGCATGGAAGAGGAAGAGCTGACGCCGGACGACAGCTTCGTCCCCATGATTTACCACCACAGCCTTCACCTGTACATGCCATACCTGGGAGAGCGCGACCACCGGATCCTGGATGTAACCGGCAAAGAGCGGGCGGCAGACCTTCCCATCATGGTCTGCTATGCGAACTATTTCATCGACGCCAGCGACGTGACCCACTGCGTAGGCACCACCACCGACCACATGTACGGCACCGTTCCGGCAGGATCCACCCTTCCCGGTCCGCTCACCCCGGAGGGTATCGTACAGCGGTACTTCCTGCACTACTGGACCCTCCTGGCGGACGGCGCTCCGGAGCTCCAGTGCTCCCTGAAGATACCGCTGAACGTGCTGGGCCGGATGGACATGTTCACCCCCAAGCTCCTGAACGGTGCCCTGGTGCTTATCAAATCGCTGAAGTACTCCATCTCGGCTGGCGGCGTGTCCGCCTGTGACGCTACGCTCCAGGTGCTCCCGGCCTACGACGACACCACGCCCATCCCGCAGATCCTGTTCAACGACAACTTGGTGTGGGGCATCGTAAGCACCCGCAAAATCTACAACGAAGGAAACCACAGACACGGGAAGGAGGTCTTCGAGACCGACGGCCTCGCCGATTACACCATGGCCGACGCGCCGCTCTACCCGCCGACCAAGGTGGGCGAGGTGGCGAAGTTCCGCAACCGGTGGCTCAAATACACCTTCTACAACAACGGCTTCCGGCGGCGGAGCTCCTGGGATTACACCCACAACTATACGGAATACTTTGTCGGTAAACTACAAAACACAGAGTAATGAAAAAGACCTACATTTCAGAAATCACCCAGCGTTCCACCCCGGCAGCTGCCGGCCTGGAGGACCTGGCCGACCTGGTCATCGACCAGATACCTACCGCCGCGCCGGTCTCCGTCACCATCACCGGCGACGGCCTGACGCTGGTGTCCGATAAGTACTACGGCGACACGGCCGGGGAGCTGCATCTGGACCTGCGCGACCTGGTACGGGAGAAGACATACCTGCCGGTTCCCGGCCTCAATGAAGACGAAGACGCCATCATCACCGGCATCGACTCCGTCCGCGTGGAGACGGCATCGTCCATCTACCTCCAGGTGACTGTATCGGCTGTGGGCGTCACCCGCTCCTGGGGCTTCCGGGCCTATCCCTTCAGCTTCTTCCCCTCCCGCGTGGCAACCGGTTACGAGTATAAGCCGGAGGCAGACGAAATACGGGTCCCCGGGAACTTCCTGCTGCCCTTCGCCGCCTTCGATCCCTCCCACGGAGAAAGCTCCACGTCCTTTTTCCAGATAGACTTCATATCGGCCACGAAGAAGGAGACCATCATAACCAAGGCCATCGCAGGGCCGCAGGATGCCAACATCGTGTCCTGTCTCCTGGAGCTCTCCGGGCTTCCGTACACGCCCGGGGAGCCGTTCTACCTGGAGCGCCTATGGTCCGTCGGCGCGCTGCACTTCGTGGCCCGCTCCCCGATATACATCCCCACGCAGGAAGACATGGAGCAGTATGCCTTCCTGAACCGCGCCGGCATCTACGAGAACATCCCCATGTCCGGGGTCCTGCGCGATATCCCGGAGTTTGACATTGAGGTACTCCAGCACAGCTCCGGCTTCGAGAAGGTGTCCGGCCACAGCGCCGACTTGCACGAGCAAAACAGCGGCCCCGTCACCTACCAGACCGCCAAGGCCCTATCCGCCCACATGCTCTCCAATATGGCCTACCATTTTGACAAGGCCATGGGCATCTGGCGCCGGATCATCATCGACTCCCCGTCCGTAGCCATCGCCCGCCGCTCCGGCGTGTACGACGTGGTGTTCTCCTGGCGCTACGCAGATAATGACGAAATGGATAACATTTAACACAACGATACAATGGCAACCTGCACAAAAAGGGAACCCGTAGAAAAGGGCTCCGACTTCCGTTTAAGAGTACACATCACCAACCTGGGCGACGGCATCCATGTGACGGACCAGAACGTAGACCTCACCTGCACCATCAAGGTCAAGGACACCGAGATAGCATACACCAAGGACCAGCTCACCCCACTGGACCAGGACAACTATATCATCCCGGTGGCCACCGGGACACTGGCCAGGGGCGACGTATTCCTGAAGACCGAGACCTCCGTCCCGGATATCGCCTTCCCGGACGGCACCCGCGACGAGGTAAGAACCACCGACACGGGCGTCACCATCATATAAGCCCGCGCCATGCACAAGACCAGGACCACGTTTATAGGACAGGTCGCCAAGCTGGTGGCCGAGTTCCTGCGCCACAAGGTGGAAGCGGGCCGCGACACCGTAGCCCAGACCGTGAACACGCAGCCGGAGAACGTCGTCAAGGTGACGGTGAAGCTGCTGGGGCTGGTGGCCATCGTCTCCATCGCCCCCATGAAAGGCACCCAGGTCCAGGCCGAGTTCGTGCGCACCGCTCCGGCCGCCACCATCCGCGACTGGGTGTCCAACTTCATCACCGAAGACGGCCAGTACTTCCTGCTGGCTGACGGTAAACTCTTATTTGTAAAGGAGGAAGAATAAGATGCAGATCGACCCGCACAACATCGTACTATACCGGAGTGTCTATACCGGCGAACAGATTGACACCCTGCTGGGGCTCATCCAACCGGCCAAGACTCTGGCCGAAGGGCTGGACACCCGCGTCAAGGTCATCGAGGACAAATTGAGCCCGAAGGTGGTCCTCACCATCCAGCAGATGGACTTTACCGGTGGTACCAGCATACAATCCCCGGCCGGCGGCGAGATCATCGCCGTGGAAGACCTTCCGCGTGGGTACAAGTGCTACTTCGACACCAACCACGGCTCCGAGCCTGTTCTTTTCCATGTGAACGACCAGGCCATGGGCCGACGCTATGATATAGGCACCACCACCGACAACTACTTCTGGCGTCTGGTGACAGAGGTGGGCGAAGATTACATTGTGCTCTCCAAGACCGACTGCGACCCCACGAGCGGAGCGCCTGCTGTAGGTGACAAGGTCATCACCGTGGGCAACCGCTACGACGTCCAGCGCCAGAACGTGAAAATCTCCACCACCATCGGCGAGAACCGGGACGAGTGGTATGCCGGCATCAGTTCCTACAACCTGGACAACAAGCTGGTGACGGTCGTGGGCGTGAAGGACGGCAAGGTGGGCATCTGGACCGAGAACGGCTACTTCTCCGGAGAGATACACATCACCGGCGGCCAGGGCCTGGATAACCTGGAAGAGTGGGAAGAGGTGGCCCGGCAGATCAGCGACGCCTGGGCCAAAGCTGTGAAGGCGGAGACCGATGCCGCCAACGCCCAGTACACCGCCGATGCAGCCGCCCTGCGGGCGGAACGGATAGAGCTCCAGCTGGAGCGCATCAACTCCGACACCGTCCTGGACATCACCGAGAAGAAGGTCATCCGGACGGAGTGGATCACCATCAACGGCCGCGAGGATCTGGACCGAACCGGAAACAAGGGCTCCTACTTCAAGATCCGGAACCTTTACGACCAGTACGCCAGCCTCGGCGGGCGTGTACTGTTTAGCTACAACGGCGTAGAGTACACCTTCAACGGCGTAGAGTACACCTACAAGTCCATCGGCCTCTCCGCCCTGGATGCCGCCTACCTGGCGCTCCGGGAGTATCTGCGTGAGGTGGGCCTGAACGACCGCACCACCGACTTCGAGGGCTTCGACCGGCAGCGCATGGCCGACCTCCTGACGGCATACTACGACGCGGAGAAGCAGGTGAACGACAACATCACCGCCGCCGTGAAGGAGCGCATCGAGCAGGCGAAGGCAGAGGTGCTACAGGAGCTCGCGGGCTTCCAGGAGGCCATCGAAGGCCAGCTGGAGGAGATGCAGGACGTCATCGACAACACCATCGAGACGTGGTTCATGGACGGCGCTCCCTCCCTGGTGAGCCTGCCTGCCTCCGACTGGAACACCGACGAACTGAAAAAGCGCCACCTGGGGGATCTGTACTACGACAACCTCACCGGATACGCTTACCGGTTCCAGTACGGCGACAACAAATACTTCTGGAAATACATCGAAGACAGCGCCCTGGCCAAGGCCCTGGCAGCAGCTGCCCGCGCGCAGGACACCGCCGACGGGAAGCGCCGGACCTTCCTCTCCCAGCCTACGGCCGCCGATGCCTACGACCCCGGCGACATGTGGCTCCACGCCACAGTGGGGGACTACACCAACGAGACGCTGGTGTGCATCACCGCCAAGGTCTCCGGCGTGTCCTTCTCTGCCGCCCACTGGACCAAGGCATCCAAGTACACGGACGACACCGTGGCCAACGCCGCAAAGTCCGCCGCAGAGGCCGCCCAGGCAACAGCTGACGATGCAGCCGCCGCCGCAGCAGCCGCCCAGACGGCAGCCGATAACGCGGCCACGGCAGCAGCTGCTGCGAACACCCGCCTGAACGGATGGGCATCTGACGGATCCATCTCCCCCGTGGAGAAGGAAGCGCTCCGGCAGCAGAAAGCCGACATCATCCAGGAGTACGGCGAATACATCAACCAGGCCACCATCTATGGAGTGAGCACCACGGCCTACATGGCCGCCTACACGGCCGCTATCGCCGCGCTAAACAAATACACCGCCGCATCTCCGGAAAACATCACCATCGACTCCGACTACGACGATATCGCCGCCTATTTCACCGCACGGACTACCATCGCCCAGGCCATCGCCACGGCCGCGAAGAAGGTGGCCACCGACGCCCAGGCGTCGGCCGATGCCGCCCAGGCTACAGCCGACCAAGCCGTAGGCCTGGCCAATGCCGCCCAAGCCGCCGCCGACGCAGCCCAGGCCGCCGCCAACGCCGCGAAGGCAGCAGCAGATGCAGCCCAGGCCGACGCCGATAGCGCAGCAGCCGCAGCCGCAGCAGCGAACACCCGCCTGGACGGATGGGCCTCTGACGGCTCCATCTCTCCCGTGGAGAAGGAAGCCCTCCGGCAGCAGAAGGCCGACATCATCCAGGAGTACGGCGAATACATCAACCAGGCCACCATCTATGGTGTGAGCACCACGGCCTACATCGCCGCCTACGATGCCGCAGTGGCCGCCCTGAATAAATACACCGCCACCACTCCGGAGAACATCACCATCGGCTCGGACTACGCCGACATCGCGGGCTACTTTTCCGCCCGGACCACCATCGCCCAGGCCATCGCCGCCGCCGCGAAGAAGGTGGCCACCGATGCCCAGGCCGCAGCCGACGCAGCCCAGGCCAGAGCCGACCAAGCCGTAGGCCTGGCCAATGCCGCCCAGGTGGCTGCCAATGCCGCGCAGGCAGCCGCCAACGCCGCCCAGGCAGCAGCCGATGCAGCCCAGGCCGCAGCCGATGCCGCACAGGAAGCCGCCGATAACGCGCAGGATGACGCCGACGCCGCGAACACCCGCCTGAACGGCTGGGCCTCCGACACGGTCATCTCCCCCGTGGAGAAGGAAGCCCTCCGGCAGCAGAAGAAAGACATCCAGGGCGAGTACCAGGATATCATCAACCAGGCCACGCGCTACAACGTGAGCTCTACCGCCTACACCACGGCCTACAATGCCGCAGTGGCCGCCCTGGATAAGTACACCGCCACCACTCCGGAGAACATCACCATCGCCGTGGATTATGACAATATCGGCTTGTATTACAACGCCCGCTCTACCATCATGCAGGCCGTGGCCGCTGCCGCCAAGGCAGAGGCAGAGGCCGCGCAGGCAGCAGCGGACGCCGCCCAGGCAGCAGCGGACGCCGCACAGGCAGCAGCCGATGACGCCCAGGGCACCGCGGACTCTGCGCTCTCCGCTGCCCAGACCGCCCAGACCGCAGCCGGGAACGCCGCTGCAGCAGCTGCCGCCGCCCAGTCCACGGCCGACGCAGCCGCCACCGCAGCAGCAGCTGCGAACACCCGCCTGAACGGCTGGGCCTCCGACGGCTCCATCTCTCCCGTGGAGAAGACGTCCCTGTCGCAGCAGAAGGACGAAATCACCGCCGAGTACGCAGGCATCCGCCAGCAGGCCCTCGCCTACAACCTGGACACGCAGGCCTACGACGACGCCTATGACGACGCGCTGGCCGCCCTGACCAAGTACACCGCCGCCTCTCCGGAGAACATCACCATCGGCCCGGACTACGCCGACATCGCCGCCTACTACGCCGCCCGGACCACCATCACCACCGCCATCGCCGCCGCCGCCAAGGCAGCAGCAGCTGAAGCCAAGAGCATCGCCGACAGTGCGATGACGGAGGCCGTCCGGCTCAAAGAGGCGCTGGAGCACATCAACAGCGACACCGTCCTGGATATAGCCGAGAAGAAGTCGCTCCGGACGGAGTGGATCACCATCAACGGTCTGGAGGACCTGGACCGCTCCGGAGGGCGCGGCTCCTACTATCAGACCAAGCGCTTACTGGAGCAGTACAGCAACCTGGGCAAGCAGACCACCTTCGTCTACAACGGTGTGGAGTACTCCTTCGGCGGCGTAGAGTACACCTTCGCGCTCTCTGGTACGTCCGCCCTGGATGCCGCCTACCTGGCGCTCCGGGAGTACCTGCGAGAGGTGGGCCTGAACGACCGCACCACGGTCTTCGAGGGCTTCGACCGGAAGCACCTGGCCGACCTCCTGACGGCCTACTACGACGCGGAGCGGATGGTAAACGATTCCATCACCCAGGCCGTAAAGGATGGCATGGAGGCCGTCCGGGAAGAGATCCTCGCAGAGCTCGCCGGCTTCCAGGAGACCATGGAGCAGCAGCTGGAGGAGATGCAGGATGTCATCGACAACACCATCGAGACGCACTTCGCCGGCGGAACGCCCACGCTGTCCAACTACCCGGCCAACCAGTGGACCACCGAGGAGCTGAAACAGCGCCACCTGGGGGATCTGTACTACGACAACGCCTCCAAGGAGAGCAGCGCCACCTCCGGCTTCGCCTTCCGCTTCGAGCGCAGCGGCTCCGCCGGGAGTTACACCTACTTCTGGCACCAGCTCTCCGACAATGCCATCGCCGAGGCGCTGGCCAAGGCCGCAAAGGCCCAGGACACCGCCGACGGGAAGCGCCGCACCTTCCTCTCCCAGCCCACCACGGCCGATGCCTACGACCGCGGCGACATGTGGCTCCATGCCACCATCGGCGACTACACCAACGAGACGCTGGTGTGCCTCACCTCCAAGGCCGCCGGCACGGCCTTCCAGGCCTCGCACTGGGGCCTCGCCTCCAAGTACACCGACGACACCGTGGCCAACCTGGCCAGACAGGAAGCCGCCGCTGCCCAGTCCACCGCCACGGCAGCAGCGGCCGCAGCAGCAGCTGCGCAGACCGCCGCCGATGCCGCCCAAGATGACGCAGACGCCGCCAACACCCGCCTGAACGGATGGGCCTCCAACGGCTCCATCTCTCCCGTGGAGAAGGAGGCCCTCCGGCAGCAGAAGCAGGACATCGTCGCAGAGCGCGCGGACATCGTCGCGCAGGCCACAGCCTACAACGTGAGCACCACGGCCTATATGGCAGCGTACAACGCAGCTCTGGCCGCCCTGGATAAGTACACCGCTACCACTCCGGAGAACATCACCATCGAGTCGGACTACGCCGACATCGCGGACTACTTTTCCGCCCGGACCACCATCGCCCAGTCCATCGCCGCCGCCGCGAAGAAGGTGGCCACCGACGCACAGGCCGCAGCCGATGCAGCCCAGGCTACAGCCGACCAAGCCGTAGGCCTGGCCAATGCCGCCCAGGCGGCCGCCGACGCCGCCCAGGATGCAGCGGACGCCGCACAGGCAGCAGCAGATGCAGCCCAGACCGCCGCCGATGCAGCCCAGACCGCCGCCGATGCCGCGCAGGATGACGCCGACGCTGCGAACACCCGCCTGAACGGCTGGGCCTCCGACACGGTCATCTCCCCCGTGGAGAAGGAGGCCCTCCGGCAGCAGAAGAAAGATATCCAGGGCGAATACCAGGATGTCATCAACCAGGCCACGCGCTACAACGTGAACTATGCCGCCTATACCACGGCCTACAACGCCGCAGTGACCGCCCTGGATAAGTACACCGCTACCACCCCGGAGAACATCGACATCGCCGCGGATTATGGCAATATCGGCTTGTATTACAACGCCCGCTCTACCGTCATGCAGGCCGTGGCCGCTGCCGCCAAGGCAGAGGCAGAGGCCGCCCAGGCCGCAGCGGACGCCGCGCAGGATGCAGCGGACGCCGCGCAGGCAGCAGCGGACGCCGCGCAGGCAGCAGCAGATGCAGCCCAGACCGCCGCCGAAACTGCCCAGGCCACCGCCGACAGCGCAGCAGCCGCAGCTGCCGCCGCCCAATCCACGGCCGACAATGCCGCCACCGCAGCAGCAGCCGCGAACACCCGCCTGAACGGCTGGGCCTCCGACGGATCCATCTCTCCCGTGGAGAAGGAGGCCCTCCGGCAGCAGAAGAAGGACATCGTCGCAGAACGGGCGGACATCGTCGCGCAGGCCACAGCCTACAACGTGAGCAGCACGGCCTACATGGCAGCGTACAACGCCGCAGTGACCGCCCTGGATAAGTACACCGCTACCACTCCGGAGAACATCACCATCGAGTCGGACTACGCCGACATCGAGGCGTACTATACCGCCCGATCCGCCATCCTCCAGGCCATCGCCGCCGCCGCGAAGCAGGTGGCCGACGACGCCCAGGCCGCAGCCGATGCTGCGCAGCATGCCGCCGAAGTGGCCGATGGAAAGGCGGAAGCCGCCGCAGCTGCCGCCGCAGCTGTGGCCGCAGCCGTGGCGAACATCAACGACGACACCATCCTGGATCCTTCCGAGAAGGGAGAGATCCGCACCACGTGGATAAGCATCAATGGCGTACTGGACACCGACAAGCACGGGCAGACGGGAACCTACGCAGCAGCGAAGGAAGCCATCGACAAAGCTGCCGGCGCATCGCTTCCCGTCCAGTTCACCTACGCGGGGATAATCTACACCTTTGCCGGTATAGAGTACACCTTCCAGAACCTGGGCGCTGCATCCCTGGATGCCGCCTACCTGGCGCTCCGGGAGTATCTCTCCGGGCTCCAGATAAACACCACGGAGTCCTTCCTGGGCTTCAACCGGTCGGAGTACTCGCAGCTCCTGCGTGACTATAACGTAGCCCTGAATAACGTCCTGAAGGCCATCTCCGACATCGCCACCGAAAAAGCCGACGACGCGCTCTCCTCCATCGAGCTCATCAATGCCGCCCTGGAGAAGATGGGGTCCGACAATTACATCAGCGCCCAGGAGAAGCTCACCCTGAAGACCGCCCTCCAGGATGAGTCCGTGGTACACAGCACCCTCCAGACACAGGCCGCGCGCTACAGCACCACGGCAGTCCAGACGGCGCTCTCTGCTTACAATACGGCCTACACCCACTTCGGGAACGTGGTCACACACTACTGTGAGGACTTCCCCTGGGCTGACGACGTGGCCATCAGCGCCGACTACCCGCTCTCCAGAATCTCCGCATACTACACCGCCCGCGAGGCCCTGGTGGATGCCATCCATGCAGCAGAGAAGGCCGCCATCGATTCCAAGGCGAACACCGCCGACTTTCAGTACCTGAAGACCGCGCTCCCGGCCAACGCCATGACGGAAATTGCCGGAGGCCTGGTACTGGCGAACATCCTGGGCGTAAAGAATAGCGGCGGATCCGTAGTGGCCGCCATGAACGGACTGGCCACCGTCCCCGGCTTCAATGACGCGACGCACGGCGTGCTCCTCATCGCCGCAGGCATCAGCTCTTTGAGCACGGCCAAGGACACCGCCGCCACCAGGATCTTCGCAGACGGCACCATCATCACAAACAAGCTCATGGCAACCGGCGGAGAAATCCAACGTCTGAAGGTGCAGCGGCTCCAGAACCCGTTCCGGACCATCACCGAGGACAGCTTCACGCCCATCGAGGACGACAATGTCATCTCCGACAATCTGAGCGGCGGCAGTTACCGCTACGTCTGCGAGCTGGACTGGACCACCATCTCATCCGGCCGGCGTATGACTATTATCGGCGCTTTTTCTGCCACCGCTCCGACCGGCAAATACTTCTTCGAGAACGGCCGGAAGTTCCAGACCTTCAAGTCAAGCTATGAGTGTACGGAGATGCTCGGCTACGGAGACAAGGATACGTTCTACGGCTGGATCATTGTCTCCAGGACTCTCTTCTGCACCAACTACAACTTCGGCCGCAATATCACCCCGCTCGCCTTCGGTAAGGTGAACGGCCTGGACAGCTCGCCATCCTTCGAGATTTACAAATACAGCAATAGGAACACCGACAACTCGAACAAGGTATCCTCTAACGACGTAATGGCTGTAACCAGGAACGGGACGGACGCGGGCAAGTACTACATCTACGTCCCGAAGGCGTGGTTCATCTCTGCCCAGAATATCTTCGTGGATCTGGTCGGTATCGGAACGGCTGAAGGCGACGGTGCAAACCCGATAAAAGCCACGCTTTACGGCATCATATCGGCATCCTACTCATCCGGATATGCCGCGTGGCGCATCGAGGTGTGGACCTCTGACGACAACACGCCGAACAACGGCAACTTCTTCTTCCGTCTGTATAACATGGCCCAATGGGATGACTAAATACGCATATTATGGTAATAATTGACTTTTCACGGTTCCCGATTTTCGTGGACATAGAACACTCCAGCACCCAGGAGGTGGACGTCCGGAAGGGCGTCAGCAACCGGATGTACACCTCCCTCGCAGGACTGCCAGCTCACGAGCTGGCGCTGCGCATTTTCCGCTCGAAGGGACCCATCGAGATGAGCGACGAGGACATCGAGATCCTGGAGCTCTTCGCAAACAGCGAAGGCACCCCGGCCTTCCAGGATAGCCTGAAGGAATACATCAACCAAAACCAAAAATAAATTTATTTATGGCAAACGACACAATTAAAAAATCCATCACCGACCTGACCCCCATCTACAAGGACCCCGCCGTCCTGAAGGGGAAGGCCATCCTGGTCCACGATCAGGTCTCTGGCGACGCCATCCGCTTCGACGCCCAGCAGCTGGGCGTGGTAGCCAAGGACCTCTCCATGTACACCGTGGAAGGGCACATCCGCGGAGCCCGCACCACCGCGAACTCCTACATCGTAAGAACGGCCGGGGCCTACAAGTTCCCCCTGGTGTATGGCTGCGCCATAGCTGGAGGTGTGGCCAATCCGGACTCTTACACCCGTAAGGGCTCCGACTACACGGCCGACTTTGTGAACCATCTGGGGAACCAGATCACGTCCCCCTACATCGAGAAGAACGCCAACTGCCAGCCGGTATCGGCCGCTCTCCTCTGGCAAACCGCCCAGGGCATGATCACCACCGTCTCCCTGGAGAAGGGCGACGACTGCTACTACGTCCATTTCACCTGTGCAGACATCCCCACCACCAACGGCCTCGCCATCCTCGTAGTCAAGGATGCCGGCGGACGTATCATGTGGTCCTGGAACCTGTGGATGACCTCCGACGATGTCTCCTCCGAAGAGTTCACCAACGCCTCCGGCGTCGTGTATAAGCTCATGAAGGAAAACTTCGGCGCCATCTGGAACGCCGCCCGCACCATGTACTACAACCCCCACTTCCAATGGGGCCGCCACGCCATGATGGCACCGGTGAACGGCAGCGGCTCCCAGTGCACGCTCTACGACATCGACGGCAACGTGTACAGCGGCTTCGGCGCCTTCGGAACCGACGGAGACGAGTCCGCAGACAAGACCGTAGCCAACGCCATCCAGAACCCGAACAAGTTCTTCACGCGCCACAACACCAACAACCACAACTGGAACACCCTGGCGTGGTTCAATAACTTCTGGAACGCGAACATGACCGACTCCGGCTCTCTGGCCGACGATCAGGACACCGTCATCAAGACCGTGTACGACCCGTGCCCGCCGGACTTCGTCATGCCTTCCGGCCGCGCCTTCACCGGCTTCACATCCACGGGTAACAACTCCGAGGACACCACCACCTTCAACGTGGTCGGCGCCTGGGCCGCCGGGTGGAAGTTCAAGAGGAACGCCCAAGATACCGTCGGCAACTTCTTCCCCGCCTCCGGCTATCGTGCCTACGACTCGGGGGGCCTGGCGAGCATGGGCGGCAACGGCCACTATTGGGTGTGCGCTCCTAACAGCCAGACCAACGCGCGCAACCTGTACTTCAACTCGGGCGGCGTGTACCCCCTGAACAACAACAGCCGCTCCTACGGCTTCTCCGTGCGTCCTTGCCGAGAATTAAATTGAAGTCATTGAAAACCGCCGGCGCCCATTTGGGCGGGCGCCGGCAAATCATTTTTGGAGAAAATGAGTAAAAGCGCACCATCACAGGAGATCCTGGACTACATCAAGGACAAGAGAAGGCTCCCGTCTTACAATAAGACCAGGGAACTCTTTGAGCAGTTCGAGAAATCCACGCAGAAGCGGCCGACAAATATCAAGAGAGGAAAGTGTGCGGAGATAGAAAACGCGCTCATGGACATCATGCTCATGATAAGCAAAGCGGAGCTGGAGAAGGAAGACGCAGCGACCCGCGCCGGGTATATCGGCGCAGCCATGGATGACCTCCAGGAGGTCAAGCTGAACATCCGGATCCTGTACGACCTGCACCACATCCATCCGGAGGGATGGTCGGCGCTGATGCTTCTGGAGGATGACCTGGCCGGGCAGCTTTACTCATGGAAGAGAGAAACAGAAAAACGCATTAAAATACAATGACACACACGCGGAACACCTTCGAGCAGTATGCCCCCGGACCTGCGGTCAATCGCATCCGACCGGCACAGTCTCATCAAATTCAGTGGCCCACCCTACAATGGAGGAGCTGCCTCCGTAGGATATTACAGACGGCGCTGTGTCTTTTTCTAGCGTCTGAAGCCTACGTGGCCGTCGGCCAAGAACCCCCGACCACGTATCCAGCAAACGGGACACTCATCACGGACGCCTCCGGCTATCGTGCCAACGACTCGGGGGGCCTGGCGAACATGGGCGGCAACGGCAACTATTGGGTGTGCGCTCCTAACAGCCAGACCAACGCGCGCAACCTGAACTTCAACTCGGGCGGCGTGTACCCCCTGAACAACAACAACCGCTCCAACGGCTTCTCCGTGCGTCCTTGCCGAGCATTTGATAAGGGCGTCCCGCGTGTGTTTTTTTCCGGTATGAGATACACCTTTCAACAGGTCCACTACCTCGTAACACTGGCCTACATAAAAGCCAGACAGGAAGAGAGGAGCACACCGGCCCAGCTGGAGTTTGAGCTGGATCTGGAGCGGAACCTGAAGCAGCTGACGCGCGAGCTCTACATGCTCCAGTGGCGGCCGCAGCCCCTGGACTGGTTCGTTCACATGGATCCCACCGTCCGGGAAGTCTTCGCCCCGAAGTTCCGCGACCGCATCGTCAGCCACGTCCTGTTCATGATGCTGTCGCCGGTGTTCGAGCGCGTCTTCATCTTCGACAGTCACTCCTGCCGCGTCGGCAAAGGAACACTGGAAGGCATCGAGCGCCTGGAGCATAACATCCGGAGCGTCACCAACAACTACACCACGGACGCCTGGTGCCTGAACCTGGACATCAGCGGCTACTTCATGTCTATCGTGCGCTCCAGGCTGTACGAGATTATCTGGGAAACGCTCGGACCCTACCAGCGCCGCTTCCCGGACGCCATGGACTACACCCTGGCCGACTACCTCATTACCACCTTCCTGGGCCGCGACCCGCTGGAGGGCTGTGTTTACCACGGAGACCCGGCGCTCATCAAACTGGTTCCTCCATCCAAAAGTTTACGCTTCCAGAAGCCCGGGGTGGGCGTACCTATCGGCGACGTCATCAACCAGCTGAACAGTAACATCTACATGAACCCCTTCGACCAGTTTGTCAAACGCGCCCTGAAGGTACTGTTCAACCGCTACGTGGATGACGGGAAGCAGCTCGACCGCAGCTACCAATACCTGGTAGAGTGCCAGGAGCGCAGCGGCGAGTTCCTGGATCGTGAGCTCTGTCTGACGCTCCACCCGAACAAGACAACCATCACCAACCTATACGATACCACCTACTTCCTGGGCGCCGCCCTGCTGCCGTACCGCCGGTACGCAAAGAACGGAGCCATCGGCCGCTTCCGCGCATACATCGAGAGCGTGGACGCTGCAATAGCCACGGGAGAACCGCTGGACTACCCTGGCATCCTTTCCAGGATAAACTCCAGGCTCGGCTATTTTCAGCACTTTAGCGAGATTAAAATGATAGAGAAGACCATCGCGTCCACCCACTATCTCCGCGACGTCTTCGCCTTTACAAAAGACTATAAAAAAGCAATCATTAAACCCATAGTAAAATGAAAAAGTACACATTTAACACCCCGCAAAAGTCCGTCATCCTGAAGGACGGCAAGACCCGCTGTTTCTACAACGAAACCACCAGCGAGAGACCAATCATCCGCCCCACCGGAGAAACAGCTGCCGAGCAGGGCGAAGCGGAGCCGGAGACCGAGACCGAGTACTCCTACGAGGCCGTGGACATCGAGGGCCCCGTCACCAAGGGAACGCTCACCGATGCCCTCATCCGGAACGCGACGCTCACCATCAAGGACGGAACCACCCAGAAGCAGGCGGGACCGTACTCCCAGTCCGACGTGGAAGCCATCATGCGCCACAAGATGGCCGGAGACTCCGGAGCTGCCGCAGAGTTCAAGACGTTCAACCTCTTCGCCGAGGCCTGCAAGGCCGTAGCCGTCGGCATCCTCGGGGAGAATAACGACTGACAACCATGGAGCACGCAAAAGACATAATCCTCGCGATCATCGGCGTCATCACGCTGGCCGACCTCCTGAAGTTCTTCTTCATCAAGCAGGACCGGAAGGAGAAAGACATCACCAACAAGGACAAGGAGATCACCGCCATCCAGCACACGAACGATATCCTCCAGCAGCAGCTGGACCGTGCCGCCGCCACCATCGAGAAGAAGGAAGCGGAAAACGCCAGGCTCATGGAGGACCGGGCGGAGCTCATGGCCACGCAGTCCTGTCTCTTCGATGACATGTGCATCCACAAGGGATGCAGGCTCCGGAAGCCCCACCAGGGGAAGGGATCGCTCTGGTACCAGAAGTACAAGGACGACCCCACCCAGGGCGCCGACTACGAGTCCATCGACACACTCCTGAAGCGAGACCGGGCCGAGAGAGCCGCCCGCGAAAAGGGAGAAAAACAAGAAGAGGAGCCGTCATGCTAAAGATGCCCGTCATTTTGATCGACGTCGGCCACGGGAAAGACACGCCCGGGAAACGGAGCCCTGACGCGGTCGCCGGCAAGCTGGCCTCGCCGCTTTACTTCCGCGAGTTCTCCTGGACTCGCCAATGTGGCCAGGGGATCGTGGACGTCCTCCAGGCCGAAGGGTACACCGCCTTCCTCCTGGTGAAGGAAGAGGAAGATGTTCCGCTCAAAGAACGCACCAACCGCGTGGCCGCCTACTGCCGCATGTATGGCGTCCAGAACGTCCTGCTCATTTCCATCCATGTGAACGCCGCAGACAAGGGGCAGAAGTGGATGAACGCCCGCGGGTGGTCCATCTACACCTCGCCCGGGGAGACGGCCTCCGATAGGCTGGCCACGGAGATCCACGCGGCCGCCGTTCCGGAGCTGACGCAGAGAGAGTACGCCCGGACCTTCCTGCCGACATCCAAGCAGAAGGCCATCCGGACGGACTTCTCCGACGGAGATCCTGACTACGAGGCCAAGCTGTGGATGCTCACCCAAACACACTGCCCGGCCGTGCTGTCCGAGAACATGTTCCAGGATAACAAGGAGGACGTGTCCTTCCTGAAGAGCGACCAGGGCCTGGGCGCCTGCATCCAGCTCCACGTCCAAGGCATCGAGAACTACATCGAAAAGTATTTCAAGAAATGAGACGCTACTACCTGTCCTTCTCAACCATGGAGGCCCTGCGGAAAATCGGCAAGGCTCTCCCGATGGTTATCCTCCTGGTGGCCATCTGCGCGCTCCTGGTCACAAGCTGCGGAGCTGCCGGCAAGATACAGAACACCACCACGATCGAGTACCGGGACTCCATCCGCATCGTCGAGCACACAAAGGACTCCCTCATCTACGTCCCCATCCCCCTGGAGAAAAACCAGGCCATCGTGACACTGGGAGACACTTCCAAACTGGAGACAAGCGTGGCAAAGAGCGAGGCCTACATCAACAAGGACGGCCGACTTTGCCACACCCTGGAGAACAAGTCCGACCGGACGCTCCCGGCCAGCGTTCCCGTCCACTCCAAGGAAATCTTCCACGGTGTGACGAGCTCCAAGAAGGAAGCCCTAACCCGTACCGTGTACAAGGAGAAGGAGCTGACATGGTGGCAGCGCTTCCGCCTGAAGGCCTTCTGGTGGCAGCTGCTGCTGAACGTGGCGCTGCTGCTGTACATCTTTAGAAAACCCCTTTTAAAATTATTTGTAGTATGAAAAAATTCATCCGCAAGATCTGGGATGCTTTCGTCACCCTCGTGAACAAAGTCCCCAAGGACAAGCTCCTGCACTTTGTCATGGGCTTACTCATCGCCGCCTTCTGCGCCCTGGTGCTCAACTGGGGCCCCTGGTGTATCCTCCCGGCCATCGCCTTCGGGGCTCTGAAGGAGCTGTTCGACTGGTGGACCACCAAGGTCGTGGAGTGGTGGGATTTTGGAGCCACCTCCATCGGCGGCCTCATCATCCTGGTCTTCGTGCTGATCTGAACTGTGCCGGCACTCCACCGTGCTGGATCTGAACTGAAAGAACCGCCTGACTGTCAGACGGTTCTTTTTTGTCAGTTCTGTAGTTCACAAAAATCGCTACTTTTTGACAAGGGGGTGTTCCGGAAGGATGTCCACCCCCTTCATCACTTCCAGGGCTTCCGCGGTTTTACCTACATAAATGCCAGTTATCGCAGGGCTAGAGTGGTCCGCCTGCTGCTGGACGAAGTTCAGCGCCACCCCCTCCGACAGTGTTCTGGTAATGCCCGTGTCTTTCAGGCTGTAAAAGCTGACACCCTTCCCGATGCCATCCAGGTCTTTTATGTGCTTCTCCCAGAAATGCGCAATCCTCTTCCTGCCGCAGGACTCGGGCCCAGGAGTAAAGGCAGAACCGTCGCCATTTTTCCTTCCAAACAGATAGAAATCCGGCCTGGCCAGGTCCAGCCGCCGGAAGACCGGCATCGCTACGGTGGGGATGGTTCTGAAGCTCTCATTATCATTTTTTGCAATAGCCTCTGACACGTGGACCGTCTGGTGCTTCAGGTCAATATCAGAGCACCGCAGCAGCGCGATCTCCTTCGGCCGCATAAAGCAACAGTAGCACAGGAGACAGATGGCCAGATACTCCGGATTTTCATCCGCAAGGAAACGGAAGAGGACCGACAGTTCGCTATCTGTCAGGAGCCGGCGCTTTTTCCGGGTCAGCTTTTTCGGCTTCCGGTCGAAGCCCTCGAAGACATTCTCCTGGATATACCCGCGTCTCCGAATCCATCCGAAGAAAGTAACCATAAAGGACAGGTAGTTGTTGTATGTCGCCGGGGAGATTTTGTCGTCGGCCTCCAGGTGCTCCATGAAATCCCTGGCCACGTCGTGGTCGATGGATAGGATGAGGGAGTGGTCGGTGAAGCCGACGCTCTCCAGGAACCTCCGGAAGGCCCGGATATATGAGCGGTAGGATGCCAGCGACTGCGCCTCCATCTCCTTCGCCTTCACGTTCTCAAAGGCCTGGAAGACCTCGAAGGCCGGCACGGCTCCCTTGTTTCCCTGTCCACCGGTGACCGGGTTCCAGCCCAGCTGGAGCTTCTGCGACAACGAGGCCATAATCTCCCGTGCTGCGGCTTTTTTCTCGCGGATGGTCCCTCGGTTCACCTTCACCCGGTAACGCTTGAATTTGCCTGTTTCCGGGCTTTTTACGGAATAATAGACATACCAGCAGTCGCCGGTGTCGTGTAGTTTTGGGGGCTTGAAATCGACGTGGGGTCTGGGTACGATGTACATAATTTTTTTTTCTTTGCACACGTCCTGTAGGATATCATACAGGTCGGCGTGCAAGGAAAAAGGTACTACTTCTGTGCGTCCCGGTTTTGTCCCGGTTTTGTTTGAAAAATCCCGTAATTCGCTATAATTAGCGCAGTTACGGGGTTTTGGGGTGGATGATGGGGCTCGAACCCACGACACTCGGAACCACAATCCGATGCTCTACCAACTGAACTACATCCACCATGTTGGGAGTGCAAAGTTACAAATTATT